TTCGTTTGTACCGCTGCGCAGGCCCGTGCCAACTGCGCGCCTGGTTCGCTGGAGGATGTGGGGCGGTTTGCCGGCGCCAGTATGCGCAAGGATCACAAGGGCGCTGCGCTGGTGCGCAAGTGCTGCATCCCGCCCTTCAAGCACACCGAGCAAGACCTGGCCGACCTGTTCGACTACTGCGCTCAGGACGTCCGGGCGATGCGGGCCATCAGCAAGGCCCTGCGCCCGCTGTCCGCCGAGGAGTTGTCCGATTACTGGGTGAACGAGCGGATCAACGACCGCGGCGTGCTGGTGGACGTAGACCTCGCCAAGGCCGCGCAGACCTACGCTGTGGAGGAACTCGACGCCATCCAGCAGGAGGTGCGCGAGGTGACGGACGGCGAGATCACGTCGGTGCGCTCGCCCCGCATGCGCGAGTGGGTTTGGGAGCGGGTCGGCCCCGAGGCGCGCCGCTTGATGACGGTCCACAAAGACGGCGAAGAAAAGCAGTCCATCGACAAAACCGTCCGTGCCGCGCTGCTGATCTTAGCAGAGGAAAACCCTGATGAAGTACCCCCTGACGCGGCGACCGTCATCCAGTGCGCAGATGATCTCTGGGCATCGTCGGTCGCCAAATTCGTCCGTATGGCCGCGCTTGCGGATGTCGAAGATCACCGTGTGCGTGGCGCGTTCGTGTTCGCTGGCGGCGCTGCCACAGGCCGGGCCAGTTCGTATGGGCTGCAAGTCCACAATTTCGCCCGCAAGGTCGCCAAAGATCCGCAGGCCGTCCGTCATGCGATGTGCCGCGGACATCAGATCGTTCCTGCGTTCGGCAAGCGGGTGACGGACGTCCTGAAGGGGATGCTGCGCCCGGCGCTGATCCCGGCAGCGGGTAAGCAGTTCGTCGTCGCTGACTGGAGCGCCATCGAAGGCCGCGTGAACCCGTGGCTGGCCGCGACGCCTGCGGGCGACACCAAGCTGGAGGCGTTCCGTCGCGGTCTGGACGCCTACATCGTCAACGCGGGCGCCACCTTTGGCGCCACATACGACGCCATCTTGGCGGGCTACGAGGCCGAGGACGCTGCGGCCACCGGCCAGCGCCAGATCGGCAAGGTGCAAGAACTTGCCTGCGGGTTCGGGGGTGGCGTGGGCGCGTTCGCTGCGATGGGGCGCGTGTATGGCGTGAACCTGCCAGAGCATGAGGCCAAGCGGATGGTGGGCGCCTGGCGCAAGGCCAACCCGTGGGCGCCGCTGTTCTGGTCGGATCTTGAGCGGGCATACATGGGCGCCATGCGCCGCAAGGGTCAGGCGGTGCCGGCAGGGCGGGTATCCTACTTGTTCGATGGGGCTCATCTCTGGTACGCGCTGCCGTCTGGGCGCATACTCTGTTACCCCCACGCTCGACTCGACTCGGATGGCATCAGCTACGCCAAAGCCTCTTGGAAACCCGCCGCTGACGCCAAGGAGTGGCCTCGCGCCCGCCTGTGGCCGGGTCTGGCATGCGAGAACGTCACGCAAGCCGCGGCGCATGACATCCTGCGGTATGCGCTGCGTGAACTTGAGCGCGAGGGCGAGGATGTGGTCCTGCACGTCCACGACGAAATCGTCTGCGAGACGAACGACCCTGCGCGAACAACCGAACTGATGAAGCGGGTGATGACCAACCCGCCAGCATGGGCGGCGGGTCTGCCGCTCGGCATTGGCATCAAAACAATGGAGAGATACGGCAAATGACATCACAAGAATTCATTGAGTACTTGTCCGCGCTCGCGCCTGCTGGCGAGACGGCGCTCATCGTGCGGCAGACGCCGCGGTTAACGAACGGGGAGATGCAGTTTCACGCCAACGGCGCTATCAAGGCGTCTTGGCCGGCATACCTGCCCACGCGGCGCATCAAGGAGGGCGAGGCGTGGTTCGGCAATACGGCCAGCTTCATCGTCGACCGATTCATTGATGGCAAACCGTCAGCCGGTGCGGCCAACTGCGAGTATGTGCTGGTGATGATGCTGGACGACGTGGGCACCAAGAGTAAGACGCCGCCGCTGGCCCCGACTTGGATCATGGAGACGTCAGCCGGGAACTATCAGTGGGGCTACGTCTTCAGCGACCAGCCGACCAAGCTGGAGTTCGCTGGCGCCATCAACGCCATCGCTGCGGCAGGCTACACCGACGCGGGGGCCTGCAACCCGGTGCGCAACTTCAGACTGCCTGGCTCGGTCAACTTCAAGCCCGGCAAGGATGCGTTTGCCTCGCGCCTGGTAGAGTGGAACCGCTCGCGCGAGTACACGCTGGCCGAGATCTGCGCCGGCTTGGGCGTCACGCCCGAGGTGGTGGAGTCGTTGGGGCCGCGCCCGGTGCGCCTGTCCGACGATGGGGCCGACGACGTGGCTACTTGGTTGTCCGAGCAGGGGCTGGTTCTGTCGCGCCCAAACACCGAGGGTTGGATGGGCGTCGTGTGCCCCAACGCCGAGGCCCACACCGACGGCAACCCCGAGGGCCGCTACCTGCCCAGCGGGCGGGCGTACTGTTGCCTGCACTCGCACTGCATTGATCTGGACAGCGCTTGGTTCTTGGAGTGGGTGGCCGAGCGGGGTGGGCCGAAACACACGCCTGGCCTGCGGGATGAGTTGCTGCAGCAGGCGATGCTGCAGACCATCGGACGGCTGACCCCCACGCCCGAACTGGCCGGTGCGGTGGCCGAGGTGATGGCCGAGGTGGACCGGGCCGAGGCTGCGCGGACCGATAAGGCCGACTGGTGGCACCGGTTTGCGTACGTGGTGTCCGATGATGCTTACTTTGACATGCGCGAGCGGCGCCAGTTCACGCGGACGAACTTCAACGCGCTGTTTCGCCATGTGTCGTGTAGGTCGATCCACGGCAAGAACCCCAAAATCGAGGCCAGCATCTGCTTTGACGAGCACCGCCAGACCAAGGGCGGCCGCGTGCTGGACGGTATCGCTTACAGCGCCGGGGATGACGTGCTGGTGGCCCGTGCGGGCGGGGTGTACGGCAACAAGTGGCGCGACGGGCGCCCGGCAGCCGCTGGCGGTGCCTCGGACGCCGCGGTGCGCCCGTGGCTGGACCACGCCGAGCGGATGATCCCGGACCCGGCAGAGCGTGAGCATGTCTTGAACATCATGGCGTTCAAGGTGCAGCACCCGTCGATCAAGATCAACCACGGTGTGCTGCATGCTGGTCGACCTGGCAGCGGCAAGGATTCACTGTGGGCGCCGTTTCTGTGGGCGGTAGGTGGCGAAGGGAAGACGAACGTCGCGACCGTGCGGAACGAAGAGATCAACAGCCAGTGGGGCTACGCTTTTGAGAGTGAAGTGCTGGTGCTGAACGAACTGCGCCAGCCCGAGGCCAGCGACCGCCGCGCGCTGGAGAACCGACTCAAGCCCCTGCTGGCCGCGCCGCCTGAGTTGATCTCGATCCAGAGGAAGGGTCTGCACCCCTACGATGCGGCCAACCGGCTGCTGGTGCTGGCGTTTTCGAACGAGCGTGCCGCCATCTCACTGCCCAGCGATGACCGCCGTTGGTTCGTGCTGTGGTCCGAGGCCGGCATCATGCCCCCCGACGTTGCGGCGCGCCTGTGGGCCTGGTACGCGGGCGGTGGCCTGGCGTCAGTGGCGGCCTGGCTCCACGCCCGTGACGTGTCCACGTTCCAGCCTGGCGCCGCGCCGCCCATGACGGAGGCCAAGGCGATCATGCTGCAGGCCGGGCTCTCGGGTTCTGAGGCGTGGTTGGTGGAGCAGATGACGCACCGTGTGGGCCTGTTCGCCCGTGGCGTGGTGGGCGGGCCTTGGCAGGGGTTCCTGGAGGGCTTGCAGGCCCGCGCGCCAGCGCATATCAAGCTGGTAGTCCCCGCCCTACTGCATGCGTTCAGAGAGGCCGGCTGGGAGGATATGGGGCGGGTCTATTCGGTCGAACACCCGACGAAAAAGCACGTGTTCCGCGCGCCTGATTGGACGGGAAGCAAATCGGAGGCCCGCCGTCTGGTGGATCTGCCCGAGCCCAGCGCGGCCGACATCATCGCGCGTGTGAAAGGGTGAAAGAAAAGCCCGCCGGGCTTGTGGCCTGGCGGGCTTAAAAGCCCCGTGGGGGCATCAGAGGGAGACTTGGCAGGCCCGACTATAGATCAAGGATGATGATCAGTCCAGCGGCCAGCAGCAGGGCCAAGCCGGCCCAGATCACAGTGACCCCCACTGGTCAGCCATCGCTTGGGCAATGCCCGCGTAGGTGGCGCTCCTGATCTTCCATCGGTCAGGGCTAGGGCTCAGTCTGTTTTGCCCGCTATCGGTTTGGTTCCCCCAGCGTTTACGCCCGCCGATGATGCGTGGCTCGACCAGTTGCGTAGGCCGCAGCAAGGGAAGCCCCTTCAGCCAGAGACAGGTTTTCTTGCTGGCGTCATGCCCGAACTGCGACGGCGTGATGATCTGGTCGGGCTTGCGTATGCGAGTGCTGATGACCGATACCGGGTTCTCTACCGCAATGCGTGGCACTGGCGCGTCCATCAACATGCGCACGAACGCCAGCGCATCCTCCGTTAGCTGCGGGTCACGCAGGCCCCGTGTCGTCCAGTGCATCCCGCTGACCGACAGATAGGTGCAGGGCGGATGGGCGATCATCAAATCCCATCTGTCGCCCATGATGTCCTGCACGGGGCCTTGATAGTGTGGACCTGGGGCATCAGTCGGCAGTAGGTCACACGATACGGCATCATGCCCGCGCGCGAGGAATGCGTCCCTGACCGTGCCGGAATACTCGCATGCGATCAGGACTCGCATGGGCGCCCCCATGGGCCGTAGGATCGCGTGTCGTCCGTCACGCAAGGGTTGAATACGTCATCGCAGTCAATACCCAGCGAATCGCACTCCTCGCGCAGAAAACCCTCGCACATATCGCGCAAGTATTCCTCGGTGGCGTCTGGCATGTCTTCCAGCAAGTTGTAACCAACAATGTCTTCGTATAGCTTGCCCAATTCCTCGCGAGTTTCTGCAAGCTCTATGCGTTCCGCATACTCGCGCAATCGGGCAAGCTGGCCGGCAGGGTATCCCTCCCGGCGTTCGTCGGCCAATTCTTCGCGGGTGAGGGGTCGATCCGGGTCGAGACAGGGGATCATGATCGGGTTCATGTTGCAATCCTTTCAAAAGGGCGCCGCTGGCGCGTTGACGGGATAGGGCACTGGCGCGCGCACGGGCTTGGGGTCCGGGGCGTGGCCGGGGGCGGGTAACGTGATGGGGAAAGGCCACGGGCGGGGGCGGGGCGGGCTTAGGGGCGCGCCGTGGTGCATGAAGTTGGAGCGGGACATGGTCAACCCTCACGCGTTACAGCACCCGCAGCACGGGGCATCCTCGCAGCGGCCACGGCGGTTCCGGTAGAACTCACGCCCGCCAGAATTCCAAACATGCGACACGCCACGCTCAAGACTCTGGCGCAGGTATCTCCCAGCATGCGTGGCGGCATCCGGGTCGGCATCCGCTAGCTCGGGGTCAATCGAACGGGCTAGGGCTAGGTCCGGGTCAACAGCGGGCAGAAGGTCGGACAGGTAAGCCCTGCCCTTTCCAGCGTAAACGATGGTATCTCCCGGGCGGATAGGCGCGCCAGTACGGGCACACTTCCCCGGGTAACGGGCTTGCATGGTTTTCATGGTGTACCCTTTCAGATAGAACGAATTGAAATGACACGTTTTTCATGCCCGGCAGCATGGTCGGCAATGACGATGCTGCGCGCGGCCTTGCTGGTGCCGGCACACAGCATGCAGTCAGAACACTGGGCTTTGCGACCGCCCTCAATGCTGGCCGGGCACGTTACCTCAAGGGGGGCTTTGTCCACGCCGATGGATACGCGGAAGTAACGCATTCCCATAGTCTGAGCTTGCTGGGCCTCAGCGGCAGAGTCTGCAGATGCCATGACGAGCGGGGACCATGCGCGCGCGTCAAAGCCTACGGATTGCCACTGGTGCGTGTATCCAACATGCCCGGCGGATAGGCTCACCAGTAGCTGCCACAATTCCACGGGAGCGGCCGCGGGGTCACCGTACGTACCTAGACGCAGCTTGCGGCCACGCAGCGCTGCAGCTACTTGGTCGACCGATGATGCGCGAGCGTATGACCCGCGACGATAGGCGCCGAACACTGAGCGAACGGATTTGCCGACGTTAACGTAACATGGCGCCGAGGGAAGCCCGGCTCGCTCGAGCATGCGAGCAATCAAGGGGCGATGCGGACACAGGCCGCACACGCTGGCATCGTCCCCTGTCTTAAGGGCATCCGTAGGCGCGACGTCCGATCGAATGATGAAGCTTTGGACGAGATTCCCTGTCTTCGCGTTTTCGCTGGATTGATCAAGACCCGTGAGGATCACCACAATGGGCTTACCGTCAATGACGCTGGGACCATCGTAAACAATCAGGCTATTGGTGTTCATGGTGTACCTCAGTGGATTGGATTGGACTGTGTGATGCTGGCGCATCCCATAGGCGCCCGATGGGGGCGCCTAGACGGATGGGTCAGGCCCTCTTGAGGTCGTCAATGAGCGCAAAGACGGCGAGCATGCTCAACGCCTCATCCGACAGTCCACCATCGGACCACGCTTGCGCTCCATCCCATGCGGCATGAGCGTCGCGTAGGTTGTCTGCACCGCCAGAAATCGCCGGTGCGCAGGCTGCGGCCTTGGCCTCATGGTAGTGGTCGTGCATCATGGTCTGGTTCTCCTTATGTGTGATGGGGTTAGATGCCGGCAGCGATCAGCGCGCCGATGGCGAGCCCGAACACAGCGGCAAATGCGTAGGTGAACACTTGACCGGGGTTGCGATCGATGAAACGACCAACGCGACGATGGAAGGGGAGAGGTTTGCGCATGGTGTCAGGCTCCGATGATGGTGGACTCGCGTGTCAGGCGAGCTTGCAGGTGCTGCGGGTAGGTGCTGAGATCGTGCGCGGTCCAGTCGCGGGCAAAGCCGTCCGCGCGCATGAGCACGGATTGGATAGCACGAACGAGGGTTTCGGCCTGCACGATGTACTGGCCGTGTCCAGCACGAAATACGATGTAGGTTTTCATGGTGTCAGGCTCCGGATCACCAGCTGTTGCGCGCGTCGGCTTGGCGATCAGCGTAAACAGCCGCGATGCGTTGAATGAAAGAAAGCGCATCGGCGCCGTGTTCGCGGATGACGTCTTCGTAGTCTTCGTCACCCCAGCATTCCACGAGGGTGTCGGCGCCGTTTTCGTAGTTGGCAAGAGCCCAGTCCTTGAGAGTCTGAATCGTTGGCGTATCGTTTGTCATGATGTTTGGAGAATAGAAGAGTGAATGGGAGATGAGACTGTAAAACAATGTTGTTACCCTACTGAAGTGTGGGGTCAATTTGTTAGGCTATGGGGGTCGCCTACAGGCGCCTAAACCGATGACCTAACACTCCCAGGGCGTCATTTGGGGCGAGCAATGGTTGACTAGAACACTCAGGGTTAGGTGGTGCTGGGGGGCTGTCTTATCCGGGTGGCTAGCTCATGGGTTAGGCGGTGACGACGCCCCGGCTTACCGAGGGGGATAGGCTGTATAGGTCATCTAATCATCTACTCTTGGTTGAAACAAATAAAATACTGTATATATATACAGTACACATATGGTGGCGGCTGGCATGCGCGGTTAGGCGTGACCTAAAACGCCTATCGCCCCATCGCACCCACGTCACCACGCACCATAGGCCACATAGGCGCATGGCATGGCATGACCCAGACCACCTAGCAGCTGGACGGCATGCTGGCCAGGGCAGCGACCCGGATAGGCATGACCTAATGACCTAGCTGGTAGCTGGGGGCTCGCGGCCAGGCGCCAGAGAGGGGGGAGGGGAGGGCCGGCGACCTGAGCGGTCAAAAACGAAGGGCCCGCAGACAATTTTTATTTTTTGGGCCCACAAACCATTTTTATTTTTGCAAACACAAACGGAAAAGGCTTACGCTATACTCAGACCGCCATGTTCAAGTCGCTCCCGCTGACCATCCGCGAAGTCAAGGCCACGGAGGCCGTGCTAAACCGCGTGTATGACGCGGCGAAACGGGGGCTGAAGGGCGACAACCTGGCGCTGGCTGCTGGGCTGTTGCCGAGCGAGTACCGGCGCTTGCGCGAACTGGATCCGATTGCGGAGTTGGCCGAACAGAAAGGCCGCGCGGATAGCGAACTTGCCATGTCCGCGGTGTTGCATGAGGCGGCGCTGAACGGCGACTACAAAGCGGCGCTGGCGATCTTGCAGAACGTCCACGGTTGGGTGGCCAAGCAGCAGGTACAGATCGACGTGGCGCAGCAGATCAGCATCACGGCAGCGCTTGAGCAGGCGCAGTCGCGGGTGCTGGAACTCGTACATGAGGTGACGGATGCAAGAGCCCCGGTTCTCGGCGGACCAAGAGCAAGGCTTGATGGCCAGGCTCTGGAGTCCGGCGATAGCGAACGACCCTGAGAAGTTCGTACTGTTCGCGTTCCCGTGGGGCGAGAACGGCACGCCGCTGGCCAAGCACAAGGGGCCGCGGGGGTGGCAGCGGCAGGTGCTGCGCGACATCCGCGACCACATCGCCAAGAACGGGTCGATAGACGCCTACCAGGTGCTGCGCATGGCCACGGCGTCAGGGCGGGGCATCGGTAAGTCGGCGCTGGTGAGTTGGCTGGTGGTGTGGATGCTGACCACGCGCATCGGCGCCAGCGTGATCGTGTCGGCCAACAGCGAGGCGCAGCTGCGCAGCATCACATGGGCCGAGATCACGAAGTGGTTGGCGATGTTGATCAACAACCACTGGTGGGAGATCAGCGCCACGCGGATCACGCCGGCCAAGTGGTTGAGCGAGATCGTCGAGCGCGATCTGCGCAAGGGCACGCGGTACTGGGGCGCGGAAGGTCGGCTGTGGTCGGAGGAGAACCCCGACGCCTACGCCGGCCTGCACAACAGCGACGGCGTGCTGCTGATCTTTGACGAAGCCAGCGGCATACCGGACACGATCTGGGACGTGGCTCAGGGCTTCTTTACGGAGAACACGCCGCACAGGTTTTGGCTGGCGTTCAGCAACCCGCGGCGCAACCAAGGGTACTTCTACGAGTGCTTCAACGCCAAG